GTGTACTTCAATATCCGGGTCACCGGAAAACTCATCAACGTCAGTGATTTTAAATACATCATGTGCGCCTTGGTCTGTCATTTGAGCGGCAGTGTACGCAGTCGAAGACGTTTCGATTTTTATCATTGCATTTGAACTTGTAGCCATTATTTTTTTTCCTTATATTTCAATAGTTGAATGAATATATTCAACAGTCATTATCAGAGTGAATATGTAATAAGGATCCCTATATTCCATAATTTCACTCGGTCTGACTGATACAGATTGAATTTTCTCAATTAAAGAATCAGTGACATCTTCAAATAATGTTGGATTTCCATAAGGGGGCGTTGACAAATCTGCAACATATCCGTAGTCTGTTAATGATTTATAAAAATTGTATTGATAAATTTCTAAAACATTATCGACACACAAAATTATATCGTCTGTAGATATTGACGCATTAATTGTTTTAGATGTGAAATTATATCCTTTTAGAGTCGGATCATAATACAAAGCCGGATATACAATATTCATGATTTCGCTTATAGCCGTATCCGGATTTTCTTTTTCATATCCAAAAATACGAATAAATATATCGAGAACAGATCGTATACTACTGTAATCGCTTTCTTCCCCGAGTTCTATGGGGTTTCCGTTTAACGGGCGAGGCAAACCACCAGAAATAGTAACGACAGGAAACATTTGATTCGATATCTCATTTAATTCTTTTACAGAAGAAATCGGTTTTCTTCTAACGGTTTTTATTCCGTCAACCGCCAAAAGCTTTCCTGTTATCTCATCAAGAATATCTTCTCTTTTACTACTCATCTAAAAATCCTATCGATAGCCTTATCAACAATGTCATAGACGTTATCTACATCCTCATCACTAACACCAAAAAATGATCGAGTTTGATTATTTTTTAGTGCTTTTTCTGACGCCGATGGCGATCCGCCAGGCAAGAAAAACACGCGGCCAACATCAGGAGAAGAATCATGCGTTAATGCGTTCAGCATTTGTCCAGTGAAAAACAAATCAACTCTTTTCGTAGGCAATCCTTTTTCATTTCTCAATCTTACAGTTAACGGGGCGTATGGAATAAATTCATCTCCATAAACATCAACGCCTGCCGCGGTTCTCTCTAAAATTTTAAAATCAATATAAGATGCGGCTTCATTTAAAATTTTTTCGCGTTCAGGCTCAGAAAAATTATGATTATATGATTTTACAAAATCATCCCATTGGCTTGTATCAATTTCTATATTAAACACGTTTGATTCTCATCCTCGGATAACCGCTTGATTTTTCGCTTGAATCTATAACGCCATCGCCATCATAATCATAGTCTATTCCAAGCGATAATTGTCGATCAAACTCCATATAATATTGACCTAACCAATATTCCCTTTGATCTGCGTAATCATCATCTTTTTCTTTATTTGCGAGATATCTATAAGCCAAAAAGAACGCATAACATGTGACAAGCATTCTGAATTGTATCCTATCTGATGTCACATCGGCCCAATCTGATGATGTTAAATCTTCATTTGTAAGATTAGTTGATCCAAGATTGCTCTGAGCTTGATAATAATTCCCAGGAGTACCGCCAGAAGTATGAGAACTCGGGCATACGACTATATCGCCGTTGGCGACATCTACCACTCCAACGGCGATATAGTTAAATCCCTGCAATAATTTAGACGAATCAAATGGCGTACTCATCCAATCGATACCACGACTCAACGAATCTGATCTATACCATCGCCTATCAATATCTTGTTCAAATCGTCTTGCCGCATCTATATGCAGGGAAGTCCACGAGCTTACGCCATACTCCATTATTGGCGATCTTATAATGGCAAGATAAACATCATCTGAATACAGCATTATTCATCCTCTGTTTTTCTTGGCCTACCTCGTTTTGTTTTGTCATCGTCTTCTTTCTTTTTATTTTTTTCATAATATCCTTTTTCGATATATGATTTTTTATCCGAAAGATTAACAACAACAACAAATTCCCCATTTTCGCTTTTTCCGTATAGTTTTACGGTTTCAAGCTCCATGAATACCCCCTATTATCCGAAAAGAATCGCGCAAAGTTCCGGTCTTAGCAACTTTACGCCATACAACACATCAAATTTCCAATATCTTGTTGAATAAGACGGACTTCTCCAAGTTTCCATTCTTAACGGGATTCCGGAAACGGGATCAGTTTGGACAACAATAGTTGAGCTTTCAGATGTCATTTCATCGGCATCCTGCAAAGGCCGCATGGCAAGACACATGGCATCCCTATGGAAACAAAGATTCGGCACCCATCCAGAATCTGAAACAGTGGCAACTGTACCATCCGCAGTTGCGACAGCAAGTCCCGGAAAAATTGTGATCGCAATTTCGTTTGCGGCGGCGGTAGCGTCAGCAGTCACAGTATAAATTGTGGAATCACCAGCGAATGTAATCTTATCACCTTGAACAAGTGTTTCCGTTAAAGCCCCTCCTCCTGAATCATCAAGAGTAATTGCGGTCGTTCCGATAGCATAAATAGCTTTAGCTGCAATATCATTCGCTGCTGTAAGCGTGCCTGACGTATGTTTAGGGATCAATTGATCGATGTACGTGTCGAGGCCGAACAATCGGCCGAGTGAAGCATTTCTTAGCGCTTCCGTCGTGCCCGTCTCATTTGCTTTTTCATAAAGATCAAGAAACTTTGCTTCGGCGTTTGTATCCATCACGAGCCTTCTATCTCCTTGTGGAGCAAGATTTTCTTGTAGCTTTTGTCTTACGCCAATAATATCCGCCGATTCATCCGGCGTTGTTCCTGGAACCCCATACCAATATTTAAATTCTTTATATAAATTCAAAATGCTCAAATCAATCGCATTTGCAATTGATTTAATCGCGGCATCCATTGCTGACGGAAGAACCCCGTTGGAAACGGAATCGAACATTTCCTTGTCCGACATTTCAAATTGTTTGTATTTCCAATTTGAAAGAGTGATATCTACATACGGGTCATCGAGATCAGTTGAACTTGATCCCGCAGCAGGATTAAAATCATTCGCGGTGGACATATCTTGTGGTAGTTGCACACGAATTGTTTGATTTCTCATCTTCGCTTCGTTTTTGTAATCTTGATTGATTAGCGCGGGCATTACGCAATTTTCACGCAGAACTTGAAGCGCTTGGGGCATGATATAAGTCTGTGAGAGATCGGTTAGTACATTTGCCATTTTTTACATCCTTTCAAAAAAATATTTTTTGTTTTTTAAAAGGATGTTTACGCTTTATTTTATAGTGACTGATTTATCAATAATTTTTTTCGCCATTTCAGCGCGTTGAGCCTGATTTGCGTTTTGCAGCATTTGTGTCCATTCTGCTTTTGAATACGTTGTTTTTCCATTTCCTCCCATATTCCCAACAGATCCTGATCCGCTCGACGCACTTTTTGCGTAAACATCCTTGTTGGGATAGCGATTCCAAAGTAATTGAATTGCTTCTTCCGGATTCGCAAGCCTTCCGGGCTCATTCGGTGAATATATCGGCTCGCCATTATCGTCATAGGCGACAGCGCGAAATGTTCCGTTTTCGAGTCTTTCGACTTTGAAATTTTTACCAAGAATAGCCTGTCTTACATCCGGCGTAGTATTTGTATTATGATTTAGATATTGAGAATTCGAAAGCTGATTGGTAATCATTAGTGAATTAATCGCTTGATCACGTTCTGTTAATCCTGCGCTTAATTCTGCGGTTTTTTTCTCATAACCTTCAATAACACCTTTGTGCTTTGATTCAGCATTTTCAAGCGCCTGCCTTATGGCGGCATCCATATCTCCAGCCTCGATAAGTTTTTTTTGATCCATGTTCGACATTAACTCAATCGCCTTTTTTGCCTTTTCTGGATCAAGGCCTTCATATGTTTTCAGCTTTTCGGCATATTCTCTTATTTTTTCTTTTTTGCTTTTAGCTTCAGATCGAGTTGACATTAATTCTGATCTGAGCGATTCAAAATTAATCGCCGTTTCTGATCCGTCTTCATTTACAAATACCGGCAATCCATCTTTAGAAACGATTACCCCGTTTTCATCAGTTTTGTAAGGCATTCCCGCCCCTTTCCTATCGGCTATCCCCGATAAAATCTGTTAAAATGTTTATTATTAATCATTTGAATTCAACAGTAGCCCTATTATCCCATATCTGATTTTCTTTAGATAGAAGCATGTATGATTCACCGCCGACTGACGGAACATGACCGTTCACATGTTTTTCAATTGACCATACCGGCCATGACGTTTCTGATCCACGGGCGGCGTAACCAATATAAATAACATTTCCATCGGCGTCAGTTTCATACCTCATGATGAGATTTTTTAAACTTGCCTGGATTTTAGCCGAAACCAAAAGATTACCTGAGCTTAATATCATTTTTGCAACCTATTTATTAAAATTATCATATTATTATATAACTACAACAAAAAAAGTAATATGTCAACATAATCCGTCATATGTTTACTTTTATCTCAATTTTTGAAAAAAAATATTCGATGGTGATAAAAGACGATAAGAATTTTTAATGCGATTCATCCATAAATGATATTGGCAATGATCATTTTTGGTCGTTTTTTGTCAATTTTCATATAATTGCACAAATACAATTATATTGTGCAATAAATTGGAGGCAAGAATGATAGGAAGGCTATAAATTCCGCATCAAATAATCTCTCTATCCAAAAGTTTATCATACATAGACGTAGAAATAACTTTTGATTCTTTAATGATATCAGCCCGCAATGAATCTGTCATTTGTTCGGGCTTCTCTTCAAATATTGAATTGACATTAATAACGCCGCCTTCAATCCATTCCTTTCGAACAGGCCGCCAATGATGGCGACAATTATAACCGCCCCTACAAATCATCGGATGGCAACTTTTACCTTTCCAACTATCGCCATCCCATGAGTCTATCTGTTTTTTTGTGAAAGTCTGGCCTACTCGAACAATACACCATGCGCGGGATGATGCCATAATATTACCATAATAAAGAAAATCATCTAATCCGGCGATATCGGCTTTAAGATTATGAACATCCTGATAATATTTCATATATGAATCACGGATATAAGTTTCGGCATAACCATCAAGAGCTTTTCCATATTCGCTTGATCCTTCGATCAAAAGTTGATCAAATTTTTCAAGAAACTGATCGTAAGTCATATTTGTTAAAACAGCGTCATAAAATAAACGGCCTGCGTTATCCGCGAATTCATCGCCTATAAATGAAAATGTATCTGTCGCCTGATTTTTTAATAATTCCAAATCGGATCTTTCAGCATCAACGTCTTGAAATATTTCAAGTTTGGAGAATTGTTTTTTTGCCTCGGCATCAACGTTTTTCATCCCATTATTAATTGCTTTGGACACTGGGGAAAGGTTTTTATCAACCGATAAAAGCGCCGTTTCATGCAACTTTTGAGCATCAGATAAATCAGAATCGATAACGCCTTTTTTTATTATTAGAATTTCGGCGCTTGCGTTAATAATATCTTTTCCGATTTGTTTTACGCCAAAATGGAGCTGTTTCTCCACATCTCGGATTATCTTTTCAATCACATCGTCCGATGCGTTATATATATCTATTGGATTCATTTTAAAAATTTTTCCAGGTAATCAAATGTAGATTCACCGCCGATTTTTAAAAGCACGTTGTAAGCTTTTTCAGATGATAGCTTATCTCCAAAAATAAAAATATCATAAAGCGCTATTTCATATGCAAGCTTTATTCGTTCCAATTCAATTGTTTTCTGTTTCAATTTTTTTTGCGTTTTTTATTTTTAGATTTTTTTATAGAAGACACACATATAGCCCATGCGCTATTTTTCCGCCGCCCTTGGCGGATTAAATTCTGTACTCATCTATCAAGTTTCTTTGGCATTATTTATCCTCATGTAGTTTTTTAAAAGATTTCATTTCAGATTTATACATATATAGCATGACATTGAAAATAGGATAGTGCAGATCAATTATTTTTATCAATTCTTTTTTTGAATGTTTGACCGTATTTTCATCTATATTATCTATTAATCCGACTGGGCCATTATTTAAATAATTCAATATTTCTTTATAGCTTTTAATGTTCCCGTCAATTAAATATACATGCACGCTTGACGATGAATCCTTATATCTCTTAAATATTTCAATCCTTATATCGTCTCTGATCTGAGATTCAGTTTTTGAGTTAAGATCTATCCCATAACAATTAACAGAAAAACAAATAGAAACAAAAAACACAATTATTTTTTTCATTATATCGCCTCATATCTTTTTAAATACGCATGTAAAGAGCACACTGACCAATAGCCGCCTTTAGTATTGCCGATTCCCATGATATTTAATTTCTCGGCAATTTTTCTATAAGATAGTCCTTTTGAACGCATATCCAACACTTCATTCTTTATAATGCCATCATTCTTTCCGGCCTTATATGTTACAGGCGGAAATGAAGGCGGTTCTTTCTTTTTTCGTTCAAAATTACCCGCGCCCGGCTTAATGTTCGAAAGAGAACCTTTTTTTACTTCATCTTCATGTATTAAATATCGACAGCTTACCTTGATGTACTCCAAATCCGTATTTTTAATTCTACGATAAATGGCGGATCTTGATACTCCAAGTATTTTCGCAGCTTCTATCGGCGTCAGATATTTATCTAATTCCATAAATTATACCCCGTTTCTAATTATTATTGATAATAATAATATAATTTGCCATACTTATAATGTCAAGATGTTTCTATGTTTCTATTTGGGCATCAGGTTTTATTATTTCGGCCGAATCTATTTCATCCGCAATTTCTTTATACTCCAATTGTGAAATGTCTGGTGATACTTTTTTTACAATCATTTTATCTATATATTTTTGAAAACGATCCGATGATTTTACAACTGTTTTTGCAGTCATGGCATCTTGTATAGTTAAAATAAGACTTTGAATATTATATGATCTCGGATGAGTTATGGATATACCGTTATATAAATCTGACTGATTTTGCCATTTTAGCCAGTATAAAATCGCTTTATTCCTCGCTTCAAGCTCGTTATTTACTTTTCTATTCAATGAACTTTCAAGAAATCTAAAAGCCTGGGATATCGATTCGGCTGAACGAGCATCTTTCGCCATTGTTGCGAATACAGAAGATAAATTCTTTTTTCGCATTGCCGCCATTTCCTGCTTTTCTATTATAGTCATGGCCGCATTAACCGGCCCTTGAACATCAGGAGTTAACCAAAACGGCCTTGTTCCGCCGGGATTATCGGCGTCAAAAGCGATTTGAACATTTGGGCCGACTTCTAAATCCTGATCTTCCCGAATAGCGGATGAAGGCCTGGCAAGCATAAGAAATCCGGCAGCTCGGAAAACTTGGGCCACATCGGCGGTTTCACTAATAATTGATGCATCAATACCAGATATACCCTGAATCTCTGATTTTCCTAAATATTTGTCTTCCAATGATTTCAGATTATAAAACCAAAAAAACGGAATTTCTCCAATTTGATTTTCTCCAGCATCAATTAAAACGACTTCCTCATCTATTATTTTATACGCTTTCCATTCTTCCGTAGTCCATATCTTATATGTTCCGTCAGATTCAACATATTTAAGATATGATAGATATGGTCTATTAGAGTATTCATCTCTTTTGCGCTCTGTTTTCAATATCGCCAAAGGACTAAATGAAACGAGATACGGATAAACGCCTCTTTCCTTATCCATTGCTACATTTCCAGTTGATTTTCCTTTATCAACAAGAATGCCTTGCATGCCGGTCGTATATGCCGCTCGTCTCGCATTATCCCAAAATACTCCCCAATCAGTTTCATCCATGTCACAATCTCGCATAAAACGCTCAAACGCCCAATCATCAACTAACGGCGAAAAATCTTCCATAAATGGAACTGAACCGACAAAATCAGCAAATAGCTCAACTGTCCACGCTGAAAGATCATCCCCCCATGCCGCCATTTCCCTATATTCTATATCCTCGCTATCTCTTTTATCGGCGTCATATCTTAATATTCCCTCATCCTTAATAAGAGATTCGTAGCCTTTATACGCGCTTTGATTGAATCTCCAATTTGCCGCATTCGCCTTATATCTATCGTCTGTTGATTTTAATTCCTCAATTGTCATTTCAGTCATTTTTCCTTACCTTTTTATTTTAATTTAAATTTTAACGGAAATTTCTGATAAACAAAATATCTCACGGCAGATAAAACATGCTGACTATCAAGCCGTTCATCTTCCAAAAACGTCGATCCTTTTTTTGTTTGCAACGTCATAAGCCCTTCATCGATAGTCGGGCATTTTTTTTGATTTACAAAAAAAGAACGACGCCCCGCAGCATCAGATATTTTAGCTCGTACCGCATTCTGGCCGTCCCTAATCCCGGGATTAGAACGCGGAACATGCATCTTAATTATAAATCCTTGCTCTTCAAGATATTTTCTTATTTTTATGTAATTTGATATTTGGCCGTGCTTTTGTCCGACATGGCCTGATGCATCGCCGTAAATATGTATCGATAGATTTTTATTGTCTTTATATCTATCCGCAAATTCAATAGCAGATTGCAACGGATCTGCATGATATATTATAATCTCGTCAACACAATATATATTTTCATCTTTATCAATCTGTATTATCGCAGATGATAATGGGGCAAAATTGAAATCATTCGTCCAATGAATCGGCAATCCAGGATCAAATTCTTTTTCGGTATGATTTAATGGCGAATAATTATGATAAATTCTGTTCCCCGGTGATCCTGATCCATACATATTTAGGACGTAAACTTCCACCCATTCCATGTATTTCCCTGGAATTTGACGTAAATAATAATCATATCCTGATTTTAAATTTTCTATGTTCTCTGCTTCAGGATTTGGCGCATAAGATATTTCTTTATCGTAGGTTGTTCGAATTAAAGCGCCCGGTTGATCAAAAAATGTATATCCTTCGGGCTTTAATTTTTCAGAATATGTGTGATACCAACACGAAACATCGCATGAATTAGTGTCCATCAACAAAACAGGATAAGTTGCTCCAACTTCTTTTTTGAAATCCGGATATCTGTCTATTCTTCCAGTAACATCAAGCGCCGTTTCCGGAACTTCTCTCGCTTCATTTATCCAGGCGGCCGTCAATTCCAGCGATAACAGGCGGGCGATATCTTTTGGTCGATCTTGCGATACGAATACCAGCTCGCATTCAACTTTTGTTCCGTCAGGTAAATCAAAATTCATAATGCCTATAATTGGAGAGGAATAAACAATTCTTGTCAAATCACCAAACCAATTCAGCCATGTTTTGATCGTAGTTGTTTTTAGTTCCCCGTATGTATTTCTGATTATTCCCATTTTTGTTTTACGGATTCCGTTGAACGGCTCTTGCTCGACAGCATTTGAAAACAATTCTATGCAACAAGCGGATGATTTTCCAGATCCTATTGGGCCGCGCAATCCTTTAGCGAGTGATCGGCATTTATGAAATTCGCTCATAGTTTTTGACGGCCTATATCTGATTATTTTATTAATCATATTTAATATATAAACCATTTTTTGTTTTTTGTAAATTGTTTCAGTGGAACAATTAATACATTACTTTTTAAATATATTACTTTTTATATTTATGCGTGTTTTTGTAATATAAAACATATCTGTTTTTTCTTATATAATAGAAGCGGAATTTTATAGATATAACTAACTGAAATCATTAAAATAAAAAAAAATCAAAAAAAAATTAAAAATAATTATCTTTATAACTATCTAAAATCATTATATAATATTTTATAACGAGATATATCAGGCGCGCGGTTGACATAAATATATGTTTTTATTATAAATCTTTTTTCTTGACATTTATAATATGACGCATTATATTTTAATTATCAAAAGGAAATTGCAACTTTAAAAAAAAGGGAGGAAGCCATGAAATTAATTCACGAATTCAAAAATCTTTCGGTTTGTCGCTCTATCGGGGGCGACTATTATATCGAAAACGACAACGGCGATATGATTTTGATATTGTCGGCATCTGGGAGCGATGAGGATAAAATATTAATCAAATGGATGGAATCTGATTCAAGAATTGAATCAGATTTTTACGAATATCTTAGGGAGGAATAATATAATGATGGCAGAAATCAAAATAGATATAAATTGCGAATGCGAAAAAAATAATTGGCGTAAAAACACGCTCATCGCTTGGATAGAATCCGATTCTCGAAGCGAATCGGATTTTTATCAATTTACAACGAACGAAGGATAGATTAGAACGTAGGCGAAGGAGGGACGGCGTGATAGTACAAATAATTGACAGATATATTTCACATCGGAATTGCCCGATATATCGGGCAATTGATAAAAACAGATATGAATATCGATTCAGATCTTCAAAATATTTCGAGATTGAATCGATATGGGATTTTAAAAATTGCGAAATTTCGCCACAAAAATATGATGGCAAAATTTCTAAATTCGAAAAAACATATATGGGAATAGACGGATCATATAGGAAAATGAAAATCGGCAGATCTCATAAGCTTGAGGCCTCGGCGGATGATGTTAGAGAGCCCCATGGCCTCTCATTAAAAGAAATGATAGAATATATAGAGGAAGAATCGAAATAAATGAAAATAACAGCAATAAACATATTCGAAAAAAATATCGAATATTCATACATATTCGATAATGAATTAGAGGGCTTGCGTTTTGATTTCAAATTCAAAAAATGGCTTAGTTTGAATTTGATAGCCGATTCGTTATTAAAAAACGATATCGATTCATATGGATATCGTTTTATTGAAATATCTAAAAAACGGCTATGTGAACGTAAAAACGCGGCAAAGGCATTAAAAATTGAAAAAAAAATAACGCTTTCAAAATGCCGCATTTATGCGGCGGCGCATGGATTTAAGATAAAACGGGAAAACGGAAAATATTATATTGACGAATTTTGTTCAAATTCGCCAGAACAGTTAATGAAATTTATGAAATTATAGGAGATATGAAAATGCAAATAGCAGATATAAAAATAGATATAAATTGCGAATGCGAACATTGCGGGCGGAAATATTCGCCGCTCGCATATGATGAAATCGGCGATATAATTGAAGCCATTTCAAAAAAAATAATTGGCGTAAAAATAAATGATCTCGTAGCAAAATGCGAATATTGCGAACGAGATCAAATGATCTCGTTGGAATTTTAAAAAAAACCAAAAATGAAAGGCTTGGGGGCAACATTACGCCCCTGCCGCTTAATTCGGCGTTAGAAGAGGGAGGAGGAATAAATGAAAAAAAGTAATACAAAATACGAGACACAAATGGAATTAAAAACTCAAAAATTGATGGAAAAGTGGAGAAGCTGCCCTGAGCGATATCCGGTTTTGATTATCGCGCCGTCTAATCCAAAATCCTATAATGAAAATGATATGATGGAATTTGTCGAATTGATGGACGCCCGAATGATAGATATGGAAAACAGATATGCGGGCAAATTGAGTGATTTCATAGTCTGGCGGCAAATTCAAACTGAAATAGTCGAGTCGGCGGAACAAAAAACAACCGTGGTTGTCAATGCCGAACATTTTTATGATAAATGGCAAGCGACGGAACGAGTGTCCTTTTTAAAGTCATTGTTGCGGAGAGACGGCCATAAAGGAATTTTGTTGCTGATCTTTTGTAATGAAAATCTGGCTGGAATTGCATCGGAAATATCGAAATCGGAAAGAGGCGTTATCTGGACACCTTAATCTCAATTGTGTTTGTAAGAAGTATGGGTGTAAAAATGGAAATTGAAAACATAAAAATGATTTGTGAATGCGGAAAGCGTTTAAAATATATAGGGACGCAAAAAAATCATTATCTCTTTGAATGCGATGACTGCAATAAAACAAAGAAAATCCCAAAAAGATGTACGTTTAACATGACCAAACAAAATAATTGATAAAAAGCGAGCCTTTAACTAATCCAGCCCGGGCTCGCTTTCTTTTTCTTCGTCAAAATTGAACTTCAAATCAAAGATTATTTTTTCCGTATCTTTATCTAATCCTAAATCCATCTTTATGGCGTGTATTTCTTTTACAATTTTAAGCACTTGATTTTGCGCGGCGTGCAATTCATTTGAAAAATCTCTCAATCGATGCAGCGTCACATATTTATTCCCGTCAGCATCCTCTCCGTTCTTAGAAAGTGTTTCCATATCCAGCCCATTGGCTTTTACTTTTTCTCTTTCTTCATAATAAGTTCTTTGGGCAACTATCATTTTCGCGTGATTTGATATTGCAGAAACAAGATGACTTTTCAATAACTCCAAATGATCGCCGGATGCAAGTTCTACCGACAAAGCTTGAACTTTTTCTTGATCATCTCCGACATATAATTGAGAGTAAAAACTATGTTTGAAAGCGTTTTTATTTTTTTTTGGAGCGCCTGGAGACTTGCCGCCATGATAGTAGCATACTTTTTTTCCGTTCATGGCGGGGCGTTGGCAACGGTTCCCTGTGCGTTTGCTTTTTGCTTTACATTGCGGGTTCATTATTTATCAAGAGGTTATTCCGAGAAACGGCGTAACCATAAGGATACACCGTTATTTTAAATTTACCGTTTTATTGTGATAGTTCTTGGAAATCCGCCATCTTTAGGAACATAAGTTACGGTCGTCTTCGTACTTCTTCCTGATTCCGACGTCACAGTATTAAATACCGCGTCTTTTGTAAGATTCGATTTTTGAATTCTAATTCCAAAATCAATCATAATAGTACCTCCTTTCCATATAAATCAACGACACTTGAGTTAAACTCAGAGCGCCTGAACATATAATAAGGCATTCCGTAATCCTCGCAGACAGGTTTTTTAAGAAATCCATCTTTAGTTATCTCGCAACCATAAACGGCGAACCATTCTTTTACGCCTATCCCCATTTTACCCGCTTTCGGATCAAACCACATTATACGCATAATCTCATCAAAGGTCATTTGAGATTTTAAAGCGTATTTTTTATTCATCCGAAATCCCTTATTTAGTATATAATTCTTTATATTGTATCGCCCTTTGGGGAATTTGTCAACTATATGGCGCTTGAAGTATGAGTAAGCGATTACAGTATCGTCTTCCAATGAATTAAAACAATGTCTGATAAAATCAATCGTATTCGGAAAAAGCGTATCGTATGTTTCGTCAAAAACATCCCAATATTTTGTATTCCAATTATAGGATGATCCGAAAACAATACCTGAATCTTTAATCATAGATTGAAGAGTATCGATATATTCTGTTAATTCTGGGGACGGGTTTTTTAAGCCTTCGTTTATGATATCTCCAAAAGCAATCTTGACTTTTGGCGATATATTTTTAATCTGTTTTCGATTAAAATGAATCTTTTCGGCCCATATGCCTTCCACGCCTGAATTCTTTAATCGTTCAATAAAAGATGCAAGCTGTTTATTATAACCCAACCATTCCCTCACCATAGGATTTATTCCGACTTGTACTCGATGTCCTTTTGATCTTAATTTTTCACATAATGTGAAACGACTATCAATATCCGGGGCGTTACGTTCAAAAATCTTACGAGTTTGATCAGAGCTATGTGTAATTGTTATATACCAACATGTTGGCTTATCCAACATGTCAAGCGCTTCATCTATTCCATATCCGCCTTTTGTCTGAAACGCCATTGGAATTCCGACTTCACTCATCAATTTAATGATTGATAAAGCCTGCTCATAATTACTCCTTGCGAATGGGTCCGATCGGTTTGACATCAAGACCGGATATCCTTTTTTGAGTAATTTGGCAACAAACGTTTCTCTGTTGTTGAAATCAGTCAACAGTTTTGTTAACGGCGCCATATCGCAGTGTTTATTCATTCCGTTCAGAATATTAAAGCAATAAGCGCATCCATGAGAGCAAGGGTTAAAACTCAATTCTAACGGAATTTTATGGAATAACAATTCGCCCCAAAACGGTACTATCATTTTTTATCCTCCTCCAACAAAGTTTCAAAATATTCAATAATTTTAAGAATCGCTAATGTATCACCCTTAACTTTAAATTTTGTCTTTTTTAACGATTCCCATTTTTCATACTGGCTTCTATCGAGTACAATTGCAATTGGCCGCTTTTTACTATTTTCGAGTTCTCTTATTTTTCCTGATGACATATCCATCATATCTTGCGATTCAAATTCATCCAGATCGGATGATTCGTCGTCAATAAAGCCTTCTCGGTTATTGAAAAATTCAGAAGCTGTAAGATCAATTTTTTGAACGTTTCCGAGAATATCGTCCATGATTACTTTTGAAATTCCGGTTATTTTTGGGTCAACGCCTTTTTCAACAAGTTCATGGATTATTGAATCCCGCTTTTGACGATTCACTGTAGCGAGTCGAGCAAGATTATTATCCGCCAAAATATCAGCAAGCTCTTGCTCTTCTGAGTCATAATCCTGATATTCAACCGGTAACTCATTATAGTCTAATTTTTCGGCAGCTTTCAAAAGACCGTGACCGGCCGTAATAAATCCAGAAAAATTAGATATTCTTATTGGTCTTCTTATACCTTGATCTTTTATTATTTCGGCATATAGCTCTATTTGTTCTGTTCCGTGCTGATTATAATTTCGAGGATGTTTAAGTGTTGTCAATTCCGATATTTTAACCAGCTTATCGTACTTGCATTTTATCTTCATTATATTTTCTTCTTTGCTGTCTTGATGCACCTAACTTTCCCATTGCTATTTATTCCATCATTGCAGTCTTGCCATTGAGAGCAAAACTTCGCATCCAATGAATCATATTTTATTTTTTCATGATCTCTTGAATGATAGCAAGACCAACAATCTATTGTCGATCCTGCTTTTATGCATTTAACATAATCGCCCATTTACCAACATTTTCTTTCAATTTCATTATTTATTAATAACGTTTTCAATTTTCTTATATCTTTCCCCGTTTTTTGAACCCCATATCTCATTGCATATTTCATATTTTGATTTTCCACTAATATGCAATCTGATTATTTTTTCCTCTTCTGTTTCATTCCGATATGGATATAAATCATCCCCTATTCTATTCGATTTTTTATGCTCAATCAACGGGGCGTCACCATTTTTTTCATCACTGGTGACGTGGTCCTGATATTTATTATTTTCAGTGTTTTCAAAGTGATTCGCTGGTGATTGGCGTTGATATGATGGACAATCAGCTATCCTATTATCGAATGCGATTACAGCCCCATCTCGAACAATAAAACTGTTTTCAAATTCCTCTTTTCTCCATTTTATTTGATTTTTTCTCCAAAAAACGATACAAAAAAAACATACCAATGCAAAAATGATCAATCCGACAAAAAACTTACCAAAAAGATCAGTCATTATAAAAACATATCCGATTCCGGCTCCAGCGATTAATACACCTTGTTGAATTTGATTCATTGTGGTAACATAATCCTGTCATTATTTCTCATATCGCGGTGATATCTATCATTATTGTTTCTTGATTCACGAGGAACTCGCATGTCAACAGGATCAACAATTTGTTTGTATTTTTTTATATCCGGGATATCATCCAAATATGACGATATATCCACGCCATCTACAAAAACTCTCCCGTAAAGATAAAATCCATCCGCCCCTCTCAAATGTTGATGTAATCTTATTTCTTTCGCATTTTCGATTGTTTTTGACATAATATTCAATATCATATCAGCCGCAAATTTATGAGTCGGATTGTTTATATCCAGATTAGGAAAATCCATCAATCTTATTTTTATCCTGCTTGATACTATATTATCTTTAAATTCAGGAATATTGCATATGATTGTTCTGTAGTCGGCGTATTCTAAAAATTCTATATGCTTTCCCGGACTAATTTCAATCTTTTCTATTTTTTTAGGTTTATCGTCTTTTAGAATCCAGGCGAAAAAAGCGCAAATTATCAATATAGATATTCCTGTTTCAATTCCCATTATTCACCCCCCGCCTCTATAATCTATAAGATACGAATAATCATTATGATTCAATTGACTTATATCTATAAAGCCTTTATCCTTATAAGTTTTTATCGATTCTATTTTTTCTTTATGCTTAAAAAGCATAAAAGAAAATACAAGCGCGCCTAAAATACATATCAGAACAATTAAAAATATCATATTAGCGCTTACGCCGGAATTATTCATATTCGATATTGCAAGATCCATCAGGCGCTTATTTGCATCTTTTAGCGCTTCTATTTGAGCTATAGCAACTTGATCCGTCTCTGTGAAGTCAATAACGCCGAAAAAATCAAGGCCCATAATAGCGAATAATACCGTCGCCGCGCCGCACAATATAGCTGCTATTTTTTCCATTTTATTTCTTTATTTTTCTTTCAAATCTCATACACCAAAAATCATCTTTTTCATTCTTCCCTTTATACACGCATTTTATGTGTCCGGGGATATCAGAAGGTATCGAATATTTACAATATTTACATTTCATCTTAAAAGTCCTTTGCACGCAACCAATGATTATTGTGGCTAATATGTCCCCATAAGCATCAAGCGCGTCATCCAACCTTTCAAAATAAAGAGCGTCGCCGAGTTCGTTCAATTTTTCAGATATTTTTTCAACCTGCCTTTCGGAATTTTCTTTTTCCACGATACTCACCAACGAATATTTACACTTCATCTTAAAAGTCCTTTGCAAATAATATGTTATTTTACATGCCGCCTATTGGACAGGTGGGAGACTAACCCGACGTGATCGGAAACGTCATTTTATAGGCGGCATGCAAAGAATCCTTTATAAATGTTCCGTTTAATGTAAATCCGCTTCTATCTTTTATTTCTTCATACGCCGAATTAACAGCATCTATAATTCTCGAATGATTGATATTTTTTTCAAAACAAAATTGAGCGTAACCAATTATGATTGTTACAATTATATCCCCATAAGCGTCAATGGCGTCATCTGTATTTTCAAAATAAAGAGCGTCGCCGAGTTCGTTCAATTCTTCAAATGTTTTTTCAACCTGTCTTTTGGAATTTCCTTTTTCTCCGATAAGATCTTTATCTTTGCCCCACTTTATAATTTGGTTTTCTATCCATTCAAAATCATTCATCGTTTGCTCCCCTAAAAGCCCCTTTTGGTTCCAGATGATCAGTCAATTTATATTTTACTATTTCAATTCTTTCGATTCTATCAAAACCGGCATGTACAAATTTATATGATCCGTCGGACTGCAATATTCTATGATTGCGTGATATCATCATGATTTTCCCGCCAAGCAGCATAAGAGTTTCTTTTTGCATCTCAATTGGCATAACAACAATCGCAACGTCGCACCAATCAAGATCTTCTTTTATTTCAACAACGCTATTTATCGTTTTATCTATTTGTCTGATATTTAATTCTTCCGAAAACAAACAGTTCAAATCGTTTAGTTGCTCTTTTGTAAGAGAATGTCTTGAAAACCACAATATTTTTTTCATATTGTTTCCAAATTTATGTTTTTTTCATGGATTGATAAATACGTTTTTTGAGAGATGGCGCTTTATGAGTTATGAAAAAATAAATTTCCAGCGCCTCTCTTATGATTTCAGATCTGTTTTTATCGACTTTATGGGCATGTTCTTTTAATCGTTTGAATTCCTTAAGGCTCGTATAATATGTTTTTTGTATCATAAGCTTACAATCTCATAAGCTTTTAAATTTGTCAATCCTATATTCCGTGATTATCCAAATAAGTTACCGCTAATGCGAAAGCTTGCCAAATGTCTTTTTTAAAGCCGTAAAAAAAACCAGGTGATTTTTTAGTACCTTTTCCTCTATTTGGCGTATTCGGGGCGAATCTATCTATAAGCGCCGTTATTATATTCGAATCTTTTGCTCTTGAATCATGACATATGCGCATTTTCACTTCCATTCTTTTGATTCTTTCAAATGGCTTAAACGAAGCTTCAGCGAATCTTCCAGACCAGAAAACAGTTTCAAAAACAGACTCGCCTACACTCATCCCATACGAGCTTATCTGTTCGATGACGCAAACGTCATATTTATAATGCAGCAATTTATCAAATATTTTTTGATTAGGGATTTTTCCAAATCCAAAAATTGATAAACCATCCCAAACAACAAAAGCGCTTTCAACTGCTCCTGGATCAATAGCGAGCACAATCATTTTCTTCTCTGTCGGCGTCATAGTCCCCCTTTTTTATCTCCTTTTCAATACATATAATAGTTTCCTTACCGTGAATTCTTTCCGCTTAATTCTTCGTCTCATACGTTTCCCCCGTGCTTTTTTTTTCGCATATTATATGTTGATCGCCTCATTTCAGAATTTCCCATTTTTCGTCCAATAAATACGCTTTGCCGTGTGACCATACACTTGTTTTGATTACCGGCTTAACGCCCGTATAAAATTGTTCTGTCTCAAGGCTTGTCTCAACAATGATTTCTTGTCTATGGTCGAATGGCACGTTAATTCTGTTGAAAGCAAAAAGAGATTGACTTAAAAGCCATTCATTCGCTTTATCTGAAATAAGCTTCAGCTTTTCCGTGTCATTTTCATAGATCGGTGTTGAAAGGCCGAATACTTTCATTTTTTTCAGGGTTTCAACGGTATGCTTAATTCCAGTTTCATGTGTCATTATTCGAGCGTATGAATAAGCATCATCAATATCATCGAAATATTCTTTCCATTTAAAATTACGTTTGTTCCCTACTGCGTATCGCATTATTTGATATGCTCCATCCCTTTTATAGTTTCCTTACCGTGAATTCTTTCAATGTCGTTCATGATATAACCACATTTAACACAAATAAAATTTTTCCTTGGATCAGACATCTTTTACCGCCAAATATTTATAAACTGTCGCGCTACACCATCCTGTCAAAGCCGTAATATCTTGAGGCGTATGCCCCTCTTTTCTTAAGCGCCTAATTTCATTGCCATCGGCCTTTAATCTTTTTTTTGATTTTGAAGAAAATATATAACTCTCAACTGTTCTAAAGGAAATGTTAAACATTTCAGCTATTTCATACGAATCATAGCCTGATTTTTTTAATTCCCTCATTCTATCAACTTTTCTCTGTCGCCTTAAACCTTTTGCCGAGTATCCGGCGATAGCTTCTTCAATAGGTATCCCATTGCAATTTTTTTCATAATTGCAATCTCGTACTTGATGATCTCTATTAAATCTATCTATATCCGGATCACACATGTATCTTTTGCATTTTATGCAATACATGTTTCCGTTTATTCTTGCCGCCATATCAAGACAATTATAATAATTAATACAATCTGTTTTTCTCATGATATGATCCTAAATGTTTGCATGAGTTATTACATTAGCACATCTGGCGCAAATAATTTTACCGCACGAAGGACATACACATGTGAAGCCATGACCTTGATGCCTAAAACCGTTATCAACGATCGTTTTAACAATTTCATCCCATTTTTTACAGCTATGCCGCCAATCGCCATTTTGGTCTAAGTTTTCTTTTATTTCTGTACATTTGCACATTTTAATCTATTTGTTCGATTGTTTTCATCACAAAGGCCAACAGATCCATATATTTTTTTACAATTCAAAGATCTGCCTAAATTGACGTTTCCTGAAATATTTCCGCAATTTACGCTCCCTCCCGCGTTCACATCTCCGAATACGTTCCCTTTCACAGTAATAGATGCATCAGAATCTATGTTTGCTTTTGTATCGCCATCTATAGTTATATGAACAATTTGTGATTTTTGATTAGAATGATCATCTGTAACGTCAACGCCATCAATCATTATTCTATTACCTTTAATACTAACCGAACCGCCTTCATATTTATTCACGTTAATTATTACATACTGTTTTTCTTCTTTATGGCATCGATCACATTTCATTTTTATTAAACCTCCATATTCCCATAAAACATCCATATTTTATGGGAATAGATAATCGCAATTAAGGTTTCAATCCATTTTTATATTTTTCCGGACATGGCGGAACTTCAGATTCATTTGAATTTGCGATCCCGAACATTATCCCCCACATAAAAAAAGCGATTAAACTTAAACCTATTATTTCTTTTATCATTTTCATTTTATAACCCCCTTATTTCATCCACCACGGTTTGAAATTTTCAATTTGATCAATTGTCGGAAATACACCATCCCACGGCGGAAATGATCTGTCGTCTATTGACATATATGCGGGCGGCTTAATTGCACTTACAACAATATCAGGATTGAATCCATTATTATATAGCCAATTACAAATCGCCAATCGCCCTTTATCTGAAGAACATCGGCTTGAAAAAATATGAATTTCAAATCCATTCTTAATGTATAAATCTATTGCCTTCTTTGCCCCATTTACAGGAAGATCCTGAATTTTATCTTCTCCGAGCCATCCCGATTTGTAAGAATGAATCACTCCGTCAAAATCCATCGCTATTATTCGCCCCATTTTTTTATCCTTTCGTTGAAATATTATTTAAAATCACCGTATGCCGCATGATTATTACTTCTTCTTATCATCCAGTTTCCTTTTTTTAAAGATTCTCCCACAAGTTTTTTTATTTCGTATGATTCCATATTACCTCCATTAATTTTTTTTACTTGTCGATACACATTAAAAATTTTCTAATCAATATCATTTCTTCGCATCTATACATTGAGATAGCATATATATGAGCTTTTCTTAAATTATGAGCGTTCATATCAATGTATTTTTGTGCCGCTGTTTCCGTAAAGTGCGCGTTTACGAATCGTTCTTTTTCGATGAAGAAAATTTTATCTGATTTCTCATCTTCTATTTCAATAATTTCTCCTTCATCGTTAATCCATTTAAAATCAGCATCGCTATGATATTCAGGATCAACGCCCCATATTATTTCTTTCTCAAAAACACAAAATAATGGATCTTTTGTCATTCGATTATTTTGTGTTTTTAGTTTTTTAGATATTTTTTTCAAATCGGTTTCCATCTTCTTTGTCCATTTCAGACATTTCGGCAACTCATTAACATAACAAGCAACATCCTTATGGCGATTGCCAATCCCACAGCATAATCGCCCGCAAGTTCGTTATTTATGTAATTGTAGAAAGTTTTGTCTTGAAAACTTTCTTCCATGAATTTTACGAGAAATGCTTCTTATCCTTTATATTATGCTGCCAATTTACGATTATTTTTCTCCATTGAGATATAAGTTCTTTTTTAATATCATCGTCAAGATTTGTTATTATTCCATCAAATCCTCTTCTTCCTTCCAGATCATCTATCAACTGTTTTATTAATTTCGTACTGTCTTTCATGATTAATTTTTCTCCTTTTTATAAATCCGGTTGGCGATATTTCATATGATATCCCCCTTTATCGATATCGCCTTGGTTTGCTGCGACGCCGGACTCGCCGCCTTGGAGGCAGGGGTGAAATTTCACATTGGTAATTCAAGTTGTTTATGTGCTTTTTCTGCCCTTTCAAGATTTTTTATGAGTTCGTTGTAATAAGATTCTTTTAATTCCACTATTTCACATCGTCTATCGTTTGATATAGCCACATAACCCTCAGAGCCTATTCCTCCAAACCACGATACGATCAAATCATCCTTGTTTGACCATAAATAAATCGCTCTTTCGATTACGTCCAATTGTAGCGGGCAAGGATGCTTGACATCTTTATCGTCTTTAGCGTTTTTACATTTTAAAGTTTTTGTTTGTCTGATATCCCACCAAACAGATTCGGCATACCTTCTAAACAAATATTGTGATTTTCTATTTTTTGAATGTTCTTCATCATATTTTCCACCTGGATTTTCGCATTCAATCCCTATATATTTTGTGAAGCCATCTGGATGTGATATTGGAATTTCATTTTTACCAGGTTTATAAAAAACACATAAATAATCAGGCAGGGCTTGTCTCAAGCAAGCCGAATCTTTTATAACGTTTTTATGAGCCAATCCTTTAGCACGTGTTCTTTGGCTTTCGATTAATGGATCTTTTGGTATTACGATCTCTGAATGATATATGAATCCGTTTTTTTGATGTATTCTTATTATATCATCCCTAAAATTTTTTATTCCTATATATCCATCGCGCTCTTTCATTGCGGGTATATTCATGCAATGGATCGCCGCAAGTCTTCCAGGCTTCAGAGTTCTAAATTGCTCTTTTACTAAGAAATTGTAATGTTCGAAAAATTCATGATATGATTTCGAGTTGCCCATATCCCTCTCGCTATCGCTATATCTATAAATTTCAGCAAACGGGGGGCTATAAATACAAAAATCATATTTATTGTCAGGTTGTTTTGAAGATATTTCGACGCAATCCCCATAATACGCTGTCCAATTTTCGCCTTTTACGATTTTTTCTTTATAATCGCTAACAATAATTTTGCCGCTAATGCCTAATTCTATTTTTGTTTTTTCTGACATCGCTTTAACCATTTCGATAGCCATTTCTTCGTTTTTCCTCATTTTTTCTTTTAAATTTTCTATTATGGGATTTTCTCTATCTGTTATTATCATATGAACGTTGACATCTTCTTTTGCTCCGAATCTCCAAAACCTTCGTATCGACTGATACCATTCTTCATATGAATCCGATGGTATTGTGAAACAAGTGTTATTGCATATTTGGAAATTCATCCCAAATCCTGATATTCTCGGCTTTGTGATTAAAACGTCTATTTTCCCGTTTGCAAAATCATTCATCACATTCGCTTTATATTCTGCTTTCTGTGGGCCTTTAAGCTCGATTGATCCGTCTATTTTTTTAGATAACATTTCACTTTCAGGATTAAAATTACACCAAAAAACCCATTTTTCATCTTCTTTTATCAATGATTTGGCACAATCTGTTCTTTTTTCAAGCGTTTTATTTCTTTCATCCCTTCTATCCGAAAGGCTTTTGACTTCTTCCCTAAACAATTCATAGTCTCTAATATCTGTTTTTATTATATGTTCATGATAAATTAATTTTGGAAGTTTAAAATTATCATCAGAAAAACCTATGTCTGATGGTTTTTTTATCATGACTGACCAATCGGCAAGCCAATCCCAGAAATCTTTTTTTGACCATTCCATCAAAGTCCATTTTGATGTATTGCCGGAATCGTGGTAAAAATAATTTCCGAGCATTTCGCCGCGTGTACATACACCTAATATTTCAGCATGATTTCCAAGTTCTGTGTAATCATTCGGACTTGGAGTCGCAGTGCAACACAATCTGTATTTTATATTTGATATATTATCGAGCAAAAATGATAAATATACACTCGCCTCATTTTTTATGATGCTTGATTCATCAAGAACAATAAACTCTTTTGTTTTAAAATCGAATTTATGCATTATTTCGTAATTGCATATGTTTATTCCATTTTTTATATCATCTTCGGATCTGCAAATATTGACTTCGTATCCAAACTCATCCCCTATTTTTTTTGTTTGACGATTTACAGCAAGGGGGGCTATTATCAATCCATGACTTCCTGGATTTTCGATTATTTTTGTGACCCATTCAAGTGATTGTATTGTTTTACCTAACCCGCAATCCTCGAATAACGCGCATCTTCCCTTTTTAATCGCCCATTTGACAATGTATTTTTGCCAGTCGAATAGAGCAGGATTAAGTGAATTCAGATCTATATCAAATCCGAAATCCGGCAATTTTTTATTTTTATTTCTTAAAAAATCTTTGTATGTGTCCATACCCGCCTCCGTTTTTTGGTTAAATTATTCCTTTTGCATTCTTAAGATTAACGTCATTTAAATCAACATACATTAAATTTGCGCCCGCTTTTATTTTATATCCGTTTATTTCCATATTCACCTCCCATATTATTAATGATAATTAAAATATAACAAATCGTTTTTTATTTGTCAAATAAAATCGATAATATTTTTTAGATTAGCAAATATCGTTTTTTTGGTTCGGCGGTGTTAGGCGCTGTATATTATATATATACAGCGCCAAAATTACACCAGTGATTGCACCACCTTGCGCCACTTTTTGCGCCACTTGTATTTTTAATTATATTGGATACTTCCGGTACGAAAAAAAACAAGATGCTCCACCTTGCGCCACTTTTTGCGCCGCTTGCCTGCGCCACTTTTTGCGCCACTCGGATGTAATGATTTCAGATACTTATGGAAATCGCCTAAAAAATTGCACCGCCTTACACCACCTTTTGCGCCACTTTGCGCCACGGTTGCGCCATCTTGTAAAAGCAACGTCTTATAGCGATTCATCCGCGCTACCACTTTGTTTATTTGGCTTTATGGATATCTTCAGAAATAAAACCTTTTGTTATAGCGTCTTCACGAATTTTACGGATTTTTCGCCGGTTCATATTGAATTTTTCGGATAATTTTCTATCCGAAATTCCGTTCATCATATTTTCAATGATTAGATTTTTTAATTGATCGTCTATATCTGCCTGGTCAATTTTTTTCAAAACTACTGATTCTATTATATTTCCAAAATCTAAAATCCTAATCTGCTTTTCAAAATAAATATTTTCGACTTTTTCCGAGTCTTTCATTTTCGTATTTGTCAAAATTAAAAGCGGTTTGTTGCTTTCTTTATCCGCCTGCGAATTAAACGACATGCGAAATTCAGAATCAAGGGCCGCTCTTAATGCGCTACTTCCTCTCGCCCTATCTTTTTCCATCAATCCTGTATGATGTATTAATAAAGAAGCGGATTCAACGCCGACTGAATCGACCTCATTTATAAATTTCACCATATCCGCTGTTTTATTTTCATCGCCGCCGCCGAAATTTCGCGCCAGGGTATCGTAAATGATTAATACCGGATTAACAGCAGCAATTGATTTTTTTATCTGCATCACGTTTTCAGGATCAAGTAAATTAGCCGATGAACTACTCAAATACATATCTATATCAGCTCCGTTAACTGAATTTTCTTCCGCCCAAGCTTGAACTCGTTTAGGAATGCCTCTAAGTCCCTCTCCCGCGATATAAACAACCGGGCCTTGCTCTATATCTCGCCCATACCATTTAGTCCCTGAAGCGATACTACACGCGATTGAAACGGCTAAAAATGATTTATACGCGCCACTTTCCCCATAAATCATATTTAGGCTTTTTTTTTCAAAAAAACCGTCAATCAGCCATTCAATTTTTTCAATTTTTCCTAAAAGTTCTCCTATTCGAATGAGTTGAAAACCGGTTTTTGATTTTTTTTCTTTTTCCAGGGGGGAGTCATTTTGAATTTCTTCGAATCCGATAGCCGATACTCCAATTGGCAATTCGCCATATTCGAAAGCATTTTTCACTTTCAGTCGAATATCTCGAATATTCCATGGCGGTAAACATCGAGGATTAAATATTTCAATCATTAAATCGCATGTTTTTTCTTCGGATAAGCCCAAATCTTTTAGTTTACAGGCGGTTTTAAAAGTAGTAATATCGCCGTTTTGACCTTCAATCGCCGGGGAGCATACTAAAAGAAAACGTTTTGCAGTATTGATATTTGCCGGATCATCCAATATGCCGGAATATTCCTTTTTTTCGATTTTTGGCTTTTCTAAAGCTTTTAACCATTCCGGGATATTTTCAAGCTCATGCCGCCCGTTCACGATTGAATATTTCCCTTTCCCTGGAACAATCGATCCGGGAACAGGAATCATTCCGGGTAAATCCACAGCCCCTTTTATCAGTTTTCCTGATATGTGAGATCCTGAGTAAATATGATGATATCCGCCGCTTGGCGTTTTAATCGTTAATGTTTCCGGAAATTCTAATTTATTTTCGGATAGAAAATTTTTGAATTTTAATGACCCGTTTTTTTGATTTTTATCGTCAATGTCAATTGCCGACATTTTTGATGCTTTGAGATTCACGCAAAAATAGCAATCAGGCCATTTTTCCGCCCACTTTTCAATTTGTCTGTAATCATTTGAACTGTTTAGTTTCCATTTTATAAGCGGCTTATGTTCCCCATCTTTGAATATGGATGGAAAAAGATAAGCTCCCGTGATTTGCAAAAATTCCATTGCTTTTGATTTATTAGATGCCATATCAATACCTATTGCTTATCAATGCTTATCAACGTTTATCCATATTTCAATCTCCAATAGTTTCAAGATAATCTGATAATTTTTCGACAATTGAATATTTTGGATCCGTTGATTTTAAGGCTTGATATATTTTCCAATGAGGGATGTTTGATTTTTTTGAAATGGCTCGAATATTCATATCCGATAATCTTTCTTTAATCTCTTTTAATTTAAGCATTTTTTATTAAACTCCTTTCAATTTTTTTAAAAAATGTGATTTTTATCTTGACATTTAGCACATCATTCTGATACTGTCAAGTTAATCGAATACAGAAAGGGGAAAACGTGGAGAGAAGGGAATACAGAAAGGAGAGAACATGAAGTTAATTTTTGAAAATTTAGACGAATTAGTGAAATTCATTGAGTTTCTTGGTTATTCCAAGAATCCATCCGAAAAAGCTTTGGAATCAATTGATTCCTCAACGCAATCAACGCAACAAGAAAAAACTTTGGAATCAATTGATTCTTCAAATGAATTCTCACGAGAAAAAGCGCACTCTATTATGATGCGACTTTTTAAATCCAATGGCAAATCTGCAACTGATAGAATCCTGCAAAAATACGGCGTAAATAAATTAGATGATGTTGAAGATTCAGATCTATATGAGCTTATAAACTCGGTTAGAGAGGAATTAAACAAATGATATGTCGGCCTTCAAAATTAGCGGGATACATGCATTGTCCAGGCATGGCGATACTTGAAAAATTTATTCCGGAATCTCAACCAAATCCGGGAATGCTTGAGGGGATTCGTGCGCATCATATCGCCGGGAAATGTTTAAAAGCGCGAATTTGGGAAGTGGATAAAATGGCATTAAAACGGACTCCAGAAGAAATTATTGAAAATGTTCAGTTATATCTCGATGCCATCCACGAAAGAACTCCAAGGGATGAATCTCAGTTCGAAGCGCATACGGAAATAAAAGTTGATGGCGATTGGATATATAAAGGATTTAGCGGAACTCCTGACCATCATGTGATTAAAATTTATGGGGGTACATGGTCTATTTTCGATTTGAAATATGGTAAAGGGGTTATGGTTGATCCGATTGAAAATCCGCAATTAGCGGCATATGCAATTATGATTCTCGGAGAAAATCCACCTCTGGAATGCTGCAAACGGCTTGAATTGATCATATTCCAGCCAAGAGCGACATATGGAGATCAATTAAAAATATGGGAAATCGAAGATGTTTCATTATTCCATAGCGAGTGGTCGAATAAAATTAAAGATATAATAGAAAAAGTTGAGAGCGAAACAGAGATATATAATCCAGGGGTAGGTTGTCGCGATCATTTTTGTAATTGCACTCATATATGCCCTGCAATAAAAGAGCTTGCTTATAATTCAGCAATCGCAGTATTCAAAGATGATCAAATAACAATGCCGAATCCAGAGACGTTTGGTCCAGATGATATGGCTAAATTTCTACTTTTTGAATCAGTCTATTCCAAATGGGCTAAAACTTGTCGTTCAAAATGCTTGGAATTTATGGAATCAGGCGGTAATATTCCTGGATATAAGTTGGTGATGTCGAAAACAAATAGGAAATTAAAATCGGAAAAAGAAACAGATCTTGAAAAAATTTTCGGCGATGAAGCTTTTGATTATAAACCAAAAGGAATCGCTGACCTGGAAAAGCTTTTCAAATCTAAACCGGATTTAGATTTTAATGATTTTGTATTCACGCCCGATGGAAAGCCGACTATCGCGCCTGAAAATGATAAACGTCCGGCAATCAGTTTAATCAGACAAGCGAAAAAAATTTTTAGGTGACCAGAAAAAACAGAAAAGGAGAATAAATATGAAATCAAACACTTATGGAACAAAGCCGTTTATTACCCAGCCTTTTGTAGTTTCATTCCCGGCGCTTTTTGAAAAAAGATCTTTCCAAGATCAAAAACCAAAATACAGTCTCGATGCTATTTTTGATCGAAATACTGATTTTTCAAAATTCATATCGGCTATTAAAGAAGTAGGGATTGAAAGATTCGGGGATAACATCCCGTCAAGATTCAGTAATGATAATGGAAAATTCAAAGATACTTTTTTTAATTTTGTACTTAAAAATGGAGATGAAAAAATAAATATTGATGGTGTTGCGTATGAGGGATATCCAGGGAAAGTTTATATGAAATTTAGCTCTATTAATCCAGTTGGCATTGTCGATGCTGAAAGAAATCCTATTATTGATCCGGAAGAAATTTATGGTGGGTGTATCGGAAGGGCGCAAGTGCGCGCTCGCGCTTATGGCGGTGGAAATAGCGGATTTAAACCTGGCGTTGTGTTTGATATTATTCATTTTCAGAAATTATCTGATGGCGATGCTTTTGGAGGAAATATTAAACGAACAAATCCAGAGGATGTTTTTGATGATATTGATACAAACAATGACCCATCAAACGATAGAGAAATTCCATTTTAATAAAAAGGATTAAAAAATGTACGTATTCGATATTGAATGTTATATAAATTATTTTCTCGCGGTTTTTTATGATCCCGATGATGGAAGAAACACAAGAATATTCGAATACGTACAGGATAAAAATAATCCGAATGAGCTTAAAGCATTTTTCAAAAACGAACAAATGCGAAAAACGCTTTTTGTTTCATTTAACGGCTTAAATTACGATATTCCGATCATTCAGGCTTTCATACACGGAAATTCTTTGGAAGACTTAAAAAAGATATCGGATGAAATAATAAAAAAGGGGAAAAAGCACTGGCAAATTTTAAAAGATTGTCCTCAATTAGAACTAAATCATATAGATTTAAAAGAAGTGGCTCCCGGGCACGCAGGACTTAAATTATATGCTGCTCGAATGCATTATCCAAAATTACAAGAACTTCCAATAGATCCTGAATCGGTAATAGAAAAAAATCAATATTCCGTACTAAAGGAGTATTGCTTAAATGATTGTAAAATAACTTATGAATTATTCAATAAACTTAAAAAAGCAATTGATTTGAGAGTTTCTTTATCTGAACAATATGGCGTTGATTTGCGATCTAAATCCGATGCTCAAATTGCTGAAAACGTTGTTTTGAGTGAAATCGGCATAAAATCAAAAAAGATTGACCATCCTGAAAAAGTAAAATTTATTCGGCCCGAATGGATGAAATTTAAACATTTTGATTTAGAAATATTATGTTGTCAATTTGAAGAATTTGATTTTGAAATCGATAATGGAAAAATTAGATTGCCTGGTTTCTTTAAAGAAAAAAATAACGATACGGTTCAAGTTTTTGGAAATCATTATTCTACCGGTATTGGTGGACTCCACAGCATCGAAAAAAGCAGATCTATAAAATCAGATAAAAATAAAATATTGATCGATAGAGATGTTGCGAGCTATTATCCATCGATCATTTTGAACAGAGATTTATACCCGCCTCAATTAGGGAAAAAATTTATTGATGTATATAGGGGACTTGTTGAAAAAAGGCTTGACGCAAAAAGAATAGGCGATAAATCAACAGCCGATAGTTTGAAAATTACAATAAATGGATGTTTTGGAAAATTAAATTCGATCTATTCAAATATTTATGCTCCAGAGCTATTTATAAACGTCACAGTAACGGGACAATTCGCGCTCCTGATGTTGATCGAGCGTTTGGGATTTAATGGAATAAATGTAATAAGCGCCAACACTGATGGCATTTTGATTTATGAATCCAGGGATAGATACGAAGAAATAAATTTAATCATCCAACAATGGGAGAAAGATACCGGATTTAATACAGAGGAAACGATTTACAGAGCATTTTATCAAAAAGACGTAAATAATTATATTGCATTCACGGATGACGGTAAAACAAAACTAAAAGGCTTGTATTCCAAACCTGGTTTTATGAAAAATCCGACTAATGAAATTTGTGTAGAAGCGGCAATAGAATATCTTAAAAATAAATCCCCGATTGAAGAAAAAATTAGAAATTGCAAGGATATAACAAAATTTGTAACAATTAGGACTGTAAATGGAGGAGCGTATTTTAATGGGGAATCGATTGGAAAAATTTGCAGATGGTATTATGATGGAAAAGGCAGAAATTTTGAATATAAAAATGGAAACAGAGTGCCGAAATCCGTAAACGCTGCCCCATTATTTGATTTACATTTTCCAAATGATTTAGATTATGATTATTATATTAAAGAAACAAAATTAATAATAAATTCTTTTTCAAAATTAAAACAAATTAAATTTTAAATATCATGGCGACCAAAAAAAATTTAAAAAATTACATATGCTTGGATTGCAATTATTATAGCAAGATTGAAAAAACAGTGCTTTCGGGATGCGATAAATTTAAATTAGTCCATTGCCTTTATGGAGAAATGCCGATCAACGGGAAATGTATTTATAAAATCACAAATGATTAAATCTTGACAAAGAAATAATAAAAAATTGTTTCACGTGAAACAGGATCGTCAGAATTAGTGACGATCCTAAATCACGCATAAAGATTATTTCGTTATTTTGCGATAACTCGATCCGTAATCCCCTGTTGTCACAGCGCTATTATCAAAATAATTTTTATATTGATTGATCGCCGTAATCACGTCTGTTAAAACAGATATCGGCATTCCCTCAAATTCTGTGCCAACAAGATCACCAGCTACTATTTCATCCGCGCCGCCGCTGTTATATCCTCTGTCAAAATAAACTTCATAAAGATAATCAGAATTCGCTTTTTGAGCTTGCAAATTTGTAGCGAGGGCTCTAACCGAGGTAATAAAATCAATTTTCTGATTTGTCGGATAATCGGCGATTGCCAAAGATGCGATAAACATAATTGCACTGATGAGCATAATAAAGATGATTTTTTTGTCTGTTTTTTTCATTTTGTTTGATCCTTTCTATTTTGATGATTCTGTTCTACTTCCTATTGAATTTTTTGGATAATGAGAATCTATAAATGATATATAAATCTCACTTGCGTATTCATCAATCGTTGCTGCTATTCTTGTGAATTTACATTTATAAATTGTAGATATTGTTGTATTACTCGCTGTAATATCAGCTATATCCGCTAATCTATGATATGTATTATCATTTGCCGCAACTTGAAATTCAGCCGTAAACGGCGATCCTGACGGCACGTTCCATTGAGAATTAATTCCCGCTACAATCACATCGATTTTAAATTGAAATCTGTCCCCTATATCTGTTGTGTTCGGCAAAGTGTAATGAATATGAGAGTCTAATATCGTATTTAATTTCATCCCATGAGATGTTTGTAAATCAAAATATATATAATTATTGACATCAAATCCAAGAAACGGGAAAGTTACGCCGCCAGGTATCCCACAATCATAAAGTCGTTCTGTCGGAGCGTTCGAAACAGGTATTCTTATATTTGATATCGATACTTGTAAATCTTCATACATGTGATTGTTATTATCTATTCCGATTTTAAACGCGTATGACATTTTCAACTCATTTTTTAATTCATAATTTTTTGCATATTGTCGTCATGGCCAGCATTATACCATGTCTCGAATCCCTGAACGGACGTAACGCACGCAGTCAACGCAGTCACGCCGAGTCCGTCATAAGTTGTCCCTGTCATATCGCCATCTACAAATTCGTTCGCCCCTCCTGATCCAAATGCAAGGCTATTCCATTTTTGATCAAGCTCTTTTGCTTTTTTTCTCACAAGATCAAGAAGTTCTGCAAGAGCCCTCATATCTGTTAGAAATTGCGATTTTTGATCATTGATTAGTGCCATTTTTATCTCCTTTCTTTGAATATTATTAAATACTAAAACTTAAAGCTCTCCATCTTGTGGCAACAGGATCATACCAAATCGTGCAACATTGATTAACTTTTACTGATATATCTCCCTGTAATATAAATCTGTTGGGCGCTGTTGATGTAATTGATTCATTTACAATTTTTATATCTCCGCCTGAAACATTTATTAGTGTTATAATTTTTGAACTTTGAGCGACTATTCCTCTTAATTCATAATTTCCTCCTGTTGTTCCCATCCTTATAATTCTTGCGGAACTTAGGCCTGTCGGGTTCCAATCATTTTGATGCGCTGCAAAATAAGACGGGCTTATATAATTATCGATAATTTCTTGATTTGCTTTTAATTTTTCTACGTTTAAAATATCGGACAAATAAGTTAAATCCGCACTTTCCCCAGGATATCCGCTTGAATCTGCGAATAACACACTTCCTATTGTAAATTTTCCTAAATGTGCCATTTTTTCTCCTTAAAATATAAACCAGTCCGTCCCGTTACTATATAAACTTATTGATTCGCCGTCTGTATTCATCACATAAGTGTCAACGCCATCTATTTTTTGTGAGCCCTCCGTATCAATCGTAATAGAATATGTTGAAGCGTTTAATCCGGCATCTTTAATAATGATTATTCTCCCAGAAACTGTTTGCGCGGTCGGCAAAGTTAAACTTGTAACTGCGCCCGTCGATGTATAAGTCACATGTAAGATATAATCCGTCTCCACAAGATCATAAGTAGCGGCGTTGACAGTCGTCATATTTCGGATATTCCCGCCGTCAATATGCGTTATTCCTCCAGTAGTTATTTTTAAATCACTTGCCGCCACTTCGTTCGTTTTTATATTCGCATCCGTGCCATCATAATAGATTGACATATCGGAGCCCGCGCCCCAATAAGTCTTATCGGAATCAGCAGATCCAAAAACAATATCGCCCGTTGATGTGATAACTAATACGCCCCCGATATCAATTTGATTCCCAGTGTTCGTGAGATGCAAATCTCCGCTAGAATCTACGTGGATTTCGCCATATATGATTTCGTCCGTATGTGTTAGCCTAAGCTGCGGGTTGATGGTGTCTAATATGTCTATATTGCGGCGAGGAGAGTTCGTGCTTATTCCTAAGTTGCCCCCCAATAAATAACTATTGCCGTTAGTATCAAGTCTTATTGTTTGAACATTACTGGCGTTATATATTCTAAGATAGTTATCATTTCCTGTGTCGAAACCTATTTGAAAAGCTTCAAAACCTGGTCTTACATCGAAATATCCTGACGTGGTTGTTCTGAAAATTGTTCTATATACAGGGCTTATGCCTCCATCTAAATATATATAATTTGCGCCACTTACTAATAAATTTCCTCTAACGTCTAATTTTTCTGCCGGATCAATTCCTACCCCTAACCTATTATTTATTATTACTTTTCCGTCGGAGCCTGTTCCGTACCCAATCCCCGCAATAAGATATATATCGCCCCCATCAGCATCACCAACAGAGCTGCTTGCCCCATCACCCGCTTTTATTCTTAAATCGCCGCCTATAATATTTGTGCTCGCCGTTGCGAATGAGTCTCTTGCTTCAATGTATGATTCATGTACCTGGGAATCATTACCCATTTGCCCCCCGTCTATAAAAAATGGATTTGTCGCAGTTCTTGTTCTTCCGACTAAATAAAATCTACTGTTATTTACATTCGAATCGCCGGAATATATCATCGTTATTGCATCAGCTCTATTTGCAAAATAAAGATTTATATAAGGATTAGTCGCCCCTTGGCCAAATAAATATGTAATGGCGTTTGACGATAATATTGAGCCAGTCACATTTAAAGACAAATTTCCGGCAGAGCTTGTTTCAAAATCGGCGTAATTTGATCCATCATACAATAATTTTAATTGCTCTCCAGTCGCGCTTTGTATTTTTAAAAGATCATTTGTGTCATCAAAAAAGAAATTAGAGTTATCTTCATGTAGCGCGCCTGTCGCACCTCCGAAAACAACAGATCCCGGCGTTAGACTCCCCACTTTATCATAATCTAACGAGTATGTTCCGGGCACTCCAATAGCATCTTGTTTTCCTGTGAAGGGGTTTAAAGTAAAAGTGATTTGTGCTGACACGGTCGACACAACGCCGAAACAAAATAGACTTAATGTTAAAATTATAAATATCTTTCTCATATGTATCCCCTCATTTCCTATATATTTTTATTTCAAAATACGGATCACTGACATAAGACCAATACGGATAACTGTAATAACCATCCAAACAATAACCTTCGCTGTTCCCTTGCGTTACTGTATATTCAGGTATTGGCGCAGCAGTAGGGCCAGCGCCTCTTATTTCGTACATCGCGTTGACAAGATCGACTAAAGCGTCAGAAAAATTATCATTTCTTTCTTGTTCAAATGGGTTTTTTTCTTCCTCATCATCGACTTCCCACGGCCAATAATTTACGCCCCCGTGGCATACAACATTTCTATTCCCATAAGTTGTTCCGCCTATGACCTCGCTGCTGAAATCACACCACGAATTTATGAATGCCTGAACAAGTGTTTTTTCTGAATATCTCATAGAATTATCGGCCATTTTAATAGCGTCACATCCATATTCCGCAAGCGTACAAGTACTAAAATATTCTTCTCTAAAATCAATAGGGCAAATCATATTATATAATAGCGTATTATTTTGTACAATGCCGATCATGGATGTTTTTCCGCCGGTTGAACTTTGCCATTGATAATAATACCCGTTAAATACCGCGACATCTATTTGAGTATACCCGGGCTGTATTTCCCCAAATATACAATTATATGGCGACCATGTCGTAGTTGTTGTTCTGACTCCCTCATTTTCAACTACTATTCGGGACAATTCCTCGGCCGTTAATATTTCCCCGCAGCTCTGTGTTTCATCAAATATTGGTTTTGGTTTTGACACATAATCAGATCGGAAAACAGAATAATCTATTGTATTATAAAATCTAACTAACATGGGGTCATACGGAAATCCTCTTTCAGCAATAGGGATTGAGTCGTTATCATGATCAACGGTTGTTTCTATTTTTCCAGACAATGCGGAAACACATTCAGCATAATCGTTAATGCCGGGCAATTCTTCCCAATATGAATCAATCTCCAAATCCCAGATAAATCCGACTTCCCCCAAATAAACAAAAACTAATTCGTGATCAATACAAGGTTTAGGATCAGTTTTGAACCCGATGACTTTCGGTTTAGACCATTTTGAGTCAGAGCTGTCTTCAAACATTACAACAACGTGATCATTTTGCACAAAAGGCTGAGAATTACATGGCGGGTAATATATCGGCACTCCAAAAAGATTATCTGGTAAATTTATCCATAACGGATATTCTGATCGTCCTTTTCCTGCATATAACGGTTCAATTTTTACAGAACATGTGTCATTTTCATAATCAATATTATATATTTCCGCATGGCGATAAATCGGGTGATATTTTTGTAAACTTGGCGATACGGCGAGATTATACAACTGATTTATAGGATGCATTAATGCTATAGGCTTCATTATCCCATCACGTTCGGCATTGTATTCAGCAAGATTGTTATAATTTGATTGTATATTCAAATTATCACCCGTGTTTTCTCTATCTATTTCTATTGTTCCTACTTTTTTACCTATTTGTATAGGCTCATAATGTATGCACCAAGCGAGTTTTTCATCTTCGTTATTCCAATTTGATTTTACATTTTCTAAATGGTCTATTTCTTTTTTATATGATTCTTTTTGTAATTTATATAAGTTTGAATTTTCAACACCCTCCGATATTTTTTTATCACATAATTCAATTTTATTTTCTAAATTTATTATTCGATTATCTATATCAGAATCATATTCTATTATAATTCTATATAATCCCTCTGGGGATAGTTTTTGTTTTATTCGCCCTTTTCCCATTTTCACACTACAGCGGAGCTATAATCTATTGTGAATGAAACCGCCGGATCATCGTCCAAAGTAATATTTACAAGAACAAGCGTGTATATGCCCGCGGGTAATGTTAAATTTTTTTCAATATTTACACCGAATCTCAAAAAAGCGTCATTATTAAAATCTTCAAAAGCGGTATATTCTCCATTAACAAGAACAGCTTCAAATCCGAGTTTTCCTGTTTGGCCATCACAGGAATACCAATCATCTACCATATCGCTAAAACCGACGCTTGAAACGCTTATTGAAATATTCGATTCTTCGGCTAACGTAAAATTAAAATATTTTATATAAAGGAATCTTCTTAAATCAAGAGATTTTATTATTGATGTGAATCCATAATTTTTTATCGTTGAAAAAAGACATGGCGCTATTAATGGAGGAGTCCAAATATATTGATAACAATCATAATATCCAAGAGTGCTCTCATACGGAACACCATTTTCTAATTCAAAAGTGCATGTTGTTCCGACTGATTCTGTTTCCGTATCACCTTCATTTAATGTGACATATCCAAAACTATCCGCATTATATTGAGTATTTATCTCATCAATATAACGTTCAATTGAATCATATTCTACAGACATTCCGTTCTGTATATAGTCTTGTATTTCGCTCAATCTAAAAGAATATGATCCGCCACTTAACTCCATATAACTCACAAGATTGTCAATAACCAGAGGGCTTCCAAGTATCGAACCAGAAAAATTGAACGTAAAATTCATATTTATTGTGTTTGATGTCGTTCCATATACAATATCAATATTATCGATCGTTGCCGTCAATATTTCAGTATCTACGCCTGTTTTACGCTTTGTTAATGTTAACGTTCCATTTTCCGCTCTTTCAGATATAGATTCAGAATCGTCAGTCCCCTCTATTACAAGTGATCCTGTTTTTGATTCGCTTGTAGCTCTATATGAAAAACTTGAAACATCAAGTTCAATTGTATCATATCCATCAGCAGATAATGTAAATATATAATTAATCTTAGTCATTTTTAACACAACAATTATCGGCGAAATCTTTGCTGTAATATATTTGACCGCATATTTTGCACCGACGCATTAAAATTAACGGATGATCATAGCATTTTTTATCAATACAATCTCTAAACGACTGATGAGAATATTCTGTTCCACAATACCTACATTTATAAATTATACGATTTGAATTCATAATTAATGCATGGACTTTTTATCTGCAATTTGCATTTTAAGCGCTTTTTCAATATCATCGTTTGAAACAACGCCGTTTTCAACAAGTATTTGCCCCAGTGGCTTTTGTATCGGGCATTCTTCCGTGGCTTTAAGTGTCTCATAATTTATAGCCATTGTTAACAGCATTAACGCCGACCATGACAGCTCCAATTGAACAGGCATAATAAACATACGTCCATGCGTTATCCAATCGAATGTTAAAAGTAGAAACATAAAACACCAAATGACCATCCATTTGGTAACAAATATCATTTTAAATTGACATTTATCGGGTATTTTGTGTTTTTTCATGGATCGGGAGAGTGCCTTGAATAATAGAACAAAACACACAAATAACAAGACTGCATTAATCGATATCCTTGCTATCATTTCCATCTTTTTTTTCCTTCGGCACTCCAAATTTTTTTCTTATAATTCTTGAACAGAATATCAACAACTCTTTTCCTATAAACCCGCCTGAAACAACAGCAACAACTTGATAGCCGAGCGATAAATTTTTACCATCGATAAGGCCAACTACGACAAGCGCTGATGCGATATATATAAAAACATATTTTAATTTGAATTCTCTTTTACTCTCATCGGATCGTGCTACCTCTCCAGCGATAACGCCGAACAGGCTTATTACAATCAATGGCAATTTCTCTTGAATCCATATGATTATTTCTAAATTTCGCACAAATCACTCGGTATCCTTATTCAATAAAACTTACTTCCTCTAATATTAAATTCTGCCATAATGGAGATGACCCGCCGCTCGATAAAATAAAAAGAGTTTTTATGTCATCTGTCCCTGGCCAAGGGTCAAGAGAGAATTCTTGTAAACTTGTCGGAGAAACAACGTTCACAAGATTATTATAACTGTTATCCCGCAATATTATTTGATCTACAGATCCAAGAGTTGACCAACCAAATCGAACTTTTTTAGGTCTATAACCCACATACCAACTTCCAGTTACAAACCATGTTTCAGGGCTTGTTATTGTAGGATTCCATGCAGTTCCGTTCCATGTTGGAGATGACCCGGGATTCCAAAAGCTATCTGATGTTTTATTGACCCATTCTTCAACTGGGGGATCAGGATATATAATTTCTTCAGTCGATACTATTTCTGATGTTAACGTTATGTTTATCGGGACAGGATACGTATTAGGAGATACGGATGATATTAAACCGCGAAAAACACCATTTTCAGTAAAAACAGTTATTTCTTCTCCTGAACCCGCCATGCTTAATATCGAATTAATCTGATTTATATTTAATTGTGCGGTTATTTCAAAATCATTGTCCGTTCTATTCATTCCACCGTTATGTACATATACCCCGCCTGAAATAAGCTTTACTTTGCTCGTTCTTAATATTCTTGTGCTTATATCAGACGTGATTATACATTTGAAATGTATTAATTCCGTATCGTTTGAAATTGAAATTCGCATTTATGTGACCTCGACTAACTGAGCAAAATCATACTCCGTGCCCCATATTCGTATTTTTGAAAGAAATTCTCTAACCGCCCATTCAAACGCAGGGCCGAACGACTGATCTATTGTGCACGAAATAGCTCTTTTTGTAGGATCTCTCAATAAATCGTTTTGTAATTTTTGTTTTTCTATCTGCAATTCTATTGATTTTTTTTGCAGTTCAAATTCTTCTCTTTGTATCCTGATATTCTGTCTTATCTGCTCTTGCAATAGCCATAATGATCTTAAATCAAGATCCTGCTCAAATTGGCCGAATAGATCGTTTGTTGAATCCGATAAGCCTTGAATTAAATCCGATGTGTTCTCGACAATTGTATCAAATTTTCTAAGTTCGGCTTTTATTTTCTCAACGTCTATTTCGGCGTCTAATTTTAATTTTGTTGTTGCGATATCGTTAAAAACATCTAATTGTTTTTCTATCCTTTTCGTGTCTTCTTCTAATTCTTTGCTTTCTATTTTGAATAAAAATTCTTTATCCTCGGATAACTTTTTTTTCGTTTCTTCGATTTTATCTATTGAATCCTTGTTTACTTCTCCTATAAATTCAATATATGTTTCGCCGCCTATTTCTTTTACAATGATATCCGACATTGTTTTCAAATCGTTTGTCGCCGCTGCGATTTCTCTTCTTGCGGGCTCCATATCGATCTGAACTTGGATCTTTTCTTCTGTAAGAGCTTCTATCTTATTTTCAATATCTAATAATTCTTTATATAATCCTTCATCGCCATCACCAGTTAACAAATCTATTTCTATTTGTCTTTTTCGACTTGTTAAATAATCTATTTCGCCATCAATTGAGGTCAGTTTATCTTCAAATAATTCAAGAGAATCATACGGGCTTGTATCAGATATTGTTTTCTTTAAAAATCCCCAGGTGTCTGTTATCTCGATGACAGATTCTTTTGCATCGTCAATCCCTTCAACTTTTACGCCCAATGTGGCGGTAGAATCTATCGGCAATTCTTCTTTTATACTTTTTTTAGCGCTTTCAAGTGCTTTGTCAAACGTATCTTGATTCCAATAAAGATTTATTCGTTTTTCATCAGGAACTTTTTTAATTCTATCGCTTGTATCAACAATTTTTTTATCAAAACCTTCCAATGCTTGCGTTGCGCCAGAGGCCGCTTCTTTTATATTTTGCGTAAACGAGTAAAGATTGGCCTCAGATAATTCATCTAAAGATTGCCTTGCATTTTTAATTTTATCACTTAATCCTTCAAAAGGATTGATTTTATCTATCAATTCAGCAAGACCTAAAACTTTGTCAGCTATTAAGAGAATGGATTTTAAAAAAGCATCAAAAATGCTTTGAATAAAATTTATTACTGTTTTTGATGATCCTGCCAATATATCAAAAATACCTTCAATGGAAATCCCGGCTTGGTTTAACGCGGTTACAACGCCGCCTAAAGCAACACCTATTTCTCCCATTAATCCTGCAATGCCAGCAATCTTTCCGAACGTTCTTTCAGATTGAGCGGATAATTCGTCTGATTTTTGAATTGCTTCTATTATACCTTCAATATAGGGCTTGAATGCGTCATATATACCCGTTGAAACGTTTACAAGAGACTCAAAAGCGTTCACGACTAATTGTATTGCTTCAGCTAATCCCTCCGTAGTAGATATATCGATATCAAACGTTGATAAAACAACGCTTTTGAATTCTTCAAGTGACGCTACAAGTCCTCCAAAATCAACATCCTCGAAAGCATCAGGAAGGTTTTTTGCAATTTCTTTTAATAAATCGCCTAATTCGTTTCCGGCATCTTCAACAAGATTTAAAATGTCATCAAAAGCGCCCTCACGGACAAGGCTCTTTAACGCCAAATTTATTTCTGTGGCTCCTTCTATGGTGTTTTTACCGGCATCTTTAAACTGTGCCCCTATTTGCGCTGCGAGGTCTCTAAATGACGCAATAGCGCGTTGTATCTGAACTTCAGCAGTCCCGAGTCCTCTTGCAAGCTCCTTGTCAAGGGAGCCGCCAGCTTCAGTTGCGGCTATGGCCGTGGCGTTTAAAGCTGTTTCCATGCCATTCAGCAAGGCTGTAAATTTAGCGGCCTGATCTTTTCCGGCAATCATAGAAGCGATTTGAACTTGTTGTGCTTTTGAAAGACCGTTATATACCGGGAGTAATTCATCCAATATTTCTTTTACATTTTTTTGCTCGCCGTTTGCTTTTTTAAGTTCTATCCCATAAGCGCTAAGAGTTTTTGTCAACTCGCTTGTAGGATCGGCCAAAGATAAAAGCGATGTTTTTAAACCATTCGCGGATTCCGAACCTGAACCAAAAACTTCAACAACAGGAATTAAAAATCCCGCCATCTCGTCGAATGAAAATCCAAGGCTTTCTGATATTGGGGCGAGAATTGTTAATCCGTTGGTCAATTCCCCAACTGTTGTAGCATATTCATCAGCAAATTTATTAAAAACATCGGCGAAATGAATCGATTCATTTACAATATCTTCTTCGGCAACTCTGAAGCCTTTTAATATTGATATAAGCGTTTCAGTGCTTCGGCCCATTTGGAAATTTGCTTCGCTTGCGCCGATAACAAGTTTTGACGCAAGTTCCGCCAAATGTGCTGATGCCTCAAGTTCAAAACTCGCTTTTCTAAATTCAGCGGCCGAGTTAACCGCCTCGGCGGTAGTTTGGCCGAACGCTCCGCCAAACTCTTCCATGCGGCTTACAAGATTCGGCAATAATTTTTGTTCTTGTTCCGATAAAACTTTATCTAACCCAACTACGGCGGATTCTAATTTTACAGCCTCATGAAAAGAATAGGCTAATCCTCCGGCCGCTAATAACGCGAGCTTTTTATCTAAATCTATTACCGAATCGCTTATGGCGGCAAGTGGTTTTTGGATATTGTCAACGAATGCGGTCCTCATATCACTGACAACGCCGGAAACGTTATTTACGCCTTCAAATATTATTTTTATTATTTTTTCGGTATCTGCCATGGTTAATAATCATTGTAAAATTTTTCTATTTCTTCATGTGTTTTCCCGGATACTTTTTGAGCGTGATACGCCCAAATCGCAAGCTCTAAATCCGTTGTATATCCATACGGAAAAATATCTGGGATTGTCTCAAATAACGATTTATTCACGCCCTTAAACACAATCCTGCCATCCATTGAGAAATCTATATTTTGATGCAAATAGCAAGTTGATTTTACCCTTCCCCCCCTTCCTTCGTAGATTTTTCTAACTCCCCCAATGGAATAGCCCCCATTTGAGATAATATTAATATCCGATCAGTTATTTTTTTAAAATCTAAAGAAAAATGTTTTGATATTAATACGGCGGAAGTATGGTTTATTTCAGGCTCCAACGTTCCATATTTGAATACGCTTATTCTTCTTACTGTTTCCGCTGAAAGATTAGAATAAGATTCTTTCAATACTTCAAATATGGAGATGACGGCATTCAGAACACTGATTTTATTATCAATGCTTTTTAAATCTTCCAGGCTTTTATTCTTTAACGCCTCGGAAATAGAAACTTCGTCTGTCATTTTTTGTATTTCGTCAAAAGACAAATTTTTTATTTTTAAGCTTTTAATTCCATCTTCTTCATCAAATTTTATGCATGATAAAAATCCATCAGACAAATCAGTTATTATTTCAGTCCTGTTTACAAGAGATTTAAGTCGGCTTTCATTTATTTTCATTCCGCATCCTTAACTATAGATATTAAATTTTTTGATCTATCGCCGACTTGATGATACCATTTTGAATCTTTCATTTCATTTATAGCAGATTCAAAATCTTTCATCTTTATGGCTTTTATCATTCGTTTGAATCTTTTAAAACCGTTGGCTCCAAGATTATACATCATATCAATCAAAACAATTTTCCATTCGTCATTTAACGAATTAAAAAAGTCATATCCGAATATGAAATATAAATCATCTATTGATTTCAATATGTCATTTTTTAAAAAATATTCCGCCTCATCTTTAGAAATTCCGCAATCTTCAATATTTCTACCATATCCTATAGTTAATTTTCCAGCGGGACACTTATAAAGTTTTTTACTGAAACCTTCATGTTTTTTTATTAATTCAAAAACATCTTTAAAATTTATCATCTTTTTTATCCAGGGCGCTAAAAGCGCCCTTTATTTTAAGATGTGAAATCAGCCGTTTCTTTAAGCGACGCTAACGTACATGTCGCCTGATTTTGATCAGCTACAGGAAATGTTCTTTGTAATCCGATTGTGGCCATTGTCTTCTGATGTGGAGTCTTATCCCTATCGGGATAGAAAAATACAACCGTCGGCTTATCTTTTCTTCGAACAATAAAATCCCTGATACCATCATTCAATCTTGCCGTAAAACTTCCACTTCCGAGACTTGTTGATGACGATGCGTCACTACCGCCGTAGTATTGCGTGGAACTTGTACTTGGGGTGTTTTCACAAGGCGTATAATCAAGTGTCCTTGGGATTTCTGTCATTGTCGGGACGGCATAATCGCAATAAACTCCTTTTGTGACCGAACCTGTATGGATCAAAGGAAGTGCCGATGCAAATTTAACATAAGCTGTTTTTTCCGATGCTGTTTCAGCAAGAATATCCCCCTTCCCAACATGACTGATTTCAAAAATATCCGGGAAATGAGTGAATTCGGCATGTTGTCCGGGGTTTTGTTTGATTTCTGATAGCTCGATTAGAGCATCCCCAGAGCTTGTAAGCCGAACTTGTCCAATTTCTATATCAGCAACTTGTATAAACGGCGGGCCGCCAGCAGCGCCCCTTGTTTCTGAGAATGTTGCGCTTGCTCCGTCAGTTCCGGCCTCTTCCGCAACAGTGGCCGTCCCGTCAACAACAATAGAACAAACTTTAGCTACATCAGCAGCAGGTCTTGTTACAGTTGTATTTCCGGCAGAAACACTTACAGGAACACCGGAAATATAACATGTAAACGCAGGCCATTGTACAGAATTGTTTGTTGTGTAAGGTGAAAGCAGATTGATTCCACTTTCTATTCCATCCGCGTGTACTTCAATATCCGGGTCACCGGAAAACTCATCAACGTCAGTGATTTTAAATACATCATGTGCGCCTTGGTCTGTCATTTGAGCGGCAGTGTACGCAGTCGAAGACGTTTCGATTTTTAT